CTCTTCCTCTTCCTCGTCTTCTTCGTCTTCTTCGTCCTCAATCTCGACTTCGACCATGGCCTTTTTCTTCATCGCCATTTCGCCGCCGTCGGACTCTTCGTCTTCTTCGTCCTCTTCGTCCTCTTCCGGCATGTCCTCTTCAGGCATGTCGCCCTCAGCCATCATCGCCTTCTTCGGAGCAGCTTTCTTCTTCATGGGCTTCTTCGCGTAGCCCATGCCCTTCTCGTCCTCTTCCATGTCCTCGACGTCTTCGGACTCTTCCTCGTCCTCTTCGTCGTCAGCCATGTCGCCCATCGGCAACTTCGGAGTCTTGTCGCCGTCCATCGCCTTCTCGTCAATCTCAGACGTGGACTCGACCTCTTCGACATCGTCTGCGTCCTTAGAGGAAACGGCCATAGCGCCGCAGGCGCCACAAACCTTCCCACCCTTATAGCCGCACTCTTTGGCGTCCATGCCTTTGGCGCAGGAGACGACATCACCGTCAGCGCTTACTTTGAGAACTGCCTTCTCTTCTTGCTGATCCATTTCTTCCGTCTCCTTGTACTGCATGGCTCGTGACAGGCAGCCTTTGGGATTGGAGCACCCGTCGCATGGTTCCATCCGTTTCTGTCCGGAAGTCATGCAGAGGTACTTATTGCCGATTTTTTCTAAAGCTTTTTCGTCGCTCATTGGAGTGTGTCCAGTTTATCTAACGCGTAGACATCGTGGGGTAAGTCGATCAGTTTCCGTCAAAAAACTGAAACGAGGAAACGGCATTTGTGAGAGCATTCTTGAAAGACTCAGCGTCGCCCTTGATTGACTTTACAGAAATGCCGTGCTCGGTGATCTCCGTTTCAGCGTTGTAAAACTCCAGCACAGGATCGATGTGGCTCTTCAAATTGAAAAGCTCGGGAACTGGAGCTTGGACCTGAAGCTCGTCGTTTTCCTTCATTTCGATCTCGGCACGGCCACCGGCAGCGATCACTTCCTGCAGGATCTCCATTGCCCGCTGAAGCTTCTCCAAGTTGCTGGAAGAAATAACCCGTCCAGCCTTCTCTTCGATATCGTCCTCGAGCGCGGACTTCATCATCTCACGAAGTCGTTCAAGGACGCTCATCGGCTTGTCGCCTGAACGTCCCTTGCCTCCGCAGCCGCACCCGCAGTCCTTCTCTTCCTCGGGCCCCTTGTAGTCGTCGTCACGCTCAGCGTCTCCGCCGTAGCCACCCTCCTCATCGCCGTCCTCAATAACGGTGTAGAAGGTGCGGACCTGCACCTCTTCCGGCTCGCCAAACATGAACTCGTCATCCACGTAACGGAACAACACACGCATCGTCATCGGCTTACCGTCATGCATGTGATCGAACACGACGCGGCCACCACGAATCTCGCGGATCTTGGCCGGGCCACCGAAGCGCTTGGCCAGCTCATCGGAAAGACGGCGCATGATCGGCGGCATGTAGCCGAACTGGGGTGACCACTCACCCTTCTCGTCGATGTTTTCGATGAGTTCCTGATCGACCTCGTCGAGGGCCTCGTCGATTTCGGCCGACTTACCCTTCTTCTTCTCGTCGACCTTCTTCATGGCTTCCCGGACCACATTCTTCATGTAGTCCTCGCCACGACTCCCCACGGCCAGCCATTTGATCTGGGCGATTACGCCGGGGAGGCGAAAGTCTCCCGCGTGGCGGGCCACCCACGCCTCGCGCAATTCGAGGGCGTTGATCTGATCCTGAGTGTCGGCTGTGCCGCCCGCTTCGGCAATTTTGGTGAGGATGCTGTACTGGGCGTTGCCCTTGATGTTCCCGCCTTTTGCCCAAATCTCCGGATATTCCTCTTTGATTCGTTTCGCAAATGACCGATCAAACATCTTCCATTTGCTTTTGCCAAAAGATGTAACTTCGTCTTCTTTATCCTCAGACTTAATAGAAATAGTACCAGTAAGCTGATTCGCACCATGCAGAACTGGAGAAACTTCATAAAGTTCAACTTCTCGCAACAAATTAGCTTGGCGCTGATTGTCGTAGATCGCGTCGAGCGTCTTGTAGCCGATGGACCACTCCTGCTCCTCGCCGTAGAAGGACACGTTGGCAAAAGCCTCACGTCCCTTCTCCGACTTGAGGTTGAACTGGACCTTGGCGAACAAGCCGCCAATTCCCGCGGACTTCATCTTCGCGGGAAGGCGGCGGTCCTCGGGTCCAACCTCGTAGATCTCCAGAACTTTGCCGATCGGATGGTTCCAGTCGTGACCCCAAACGACACGCGGCTTACGGCGCTTCAGACTTTCAGTAAAAGCACCGGGAAGGACGATGTCGCCCACGCTGTCTTTGTTCCCAACACCGGAAACGAAGCATTCCACAATGCCTTCAGCCTCATCAACGTTGATTTGACCACTAATGGCTTTGAATTCGGTCGCGTGTTCAAGCGCGTTCGGCATGATCCACCTCTAAAAAGTTGCGTCACAAAATAATAACAGCAGCAACACAACCATGCGGGAACACGGCTATTTCAGTAAATTCTTTTACAGAAAATTACCGAACTTCAGTCTGCAACGGCAATTCATCGTCAGCGAAGGAGGAGCCAAAGGATCACCCGGGAACCTCAACACATCATCGCCAGCAGTAAAACCATCGTCAAGCTTCACAGTTTTACCGTCGAGCGAACGGTGAGCATCACGCACCTTCGCGTCCCTACGCGTGCGCCATGTCTTCGTAGGCAGGCCAATGCTCTTACTGCCGAAGTAAGTGCCAGCATTCAACGCTGTCTGCGACTCATGCTCCGCCATCACCCGGCGCCGACGACCCAAAAGATTTACAAAAATTGCTGTAAGAGCCGCCCGCAACAAACTTGAACGAGAATCAGAATCCTCGTCCTCCAACGCCGCTGCGACCATCAAAGCCGCGACAATTTCCTCTTTTGTCGTCTCGTTAACTTTCTTCGCACGCTCAACCTGAGAGTCCAAATATTCGTTGATCTCGTCCTCATCCAAAGAACCCTTGATCGACGAGTCAGCAGAAACCTCTTCAGCAGCCTCGACCACCATCTCCTTCATCATCGGCCGAAGATCATCCTCGAGCTGGCGGTTCCACCCTTCCAGATCAAAAACAAACTCCGGATCAAAAGTTCCTGACGCCAAAGCCTTCCGAGATTTTGCACCGAGCGCCTTCTCAATAATCACCCGCTGCTGACGCTGAAAATATCGCTCCAAAGAACGATCCATGATTTCAGCCCATCGATCAGAAACTTTTTCGGCTTTCTCTTCCCACTCCAAATAGTCGAGCTGCTTGTACTCCAAGTCTGACGGATCACCACTGAGCTGACCTTCGGGGATCGGCTCGACCATGGCCTGAGGAGCTCCCTGCTCTGCCCCCGCAGCCGCGGGCGGCGCGCCAGCTTCAGCTGGAGCACCCGGAGGGGCACCCTCAGCGCCGGGCGGCATTCCCTCCGCTCCCGGCGGCATGCCCTCAGCGCCAGCCATAGGAACAGCACCAGCTTCAGCAACCGGCGCCTGCTCCTCAACCTCGAACGGCTTCTCAGTATTGGCAATCGGGACGAGGTTCGGGTTTGCCAACAGCTGATCGGCAATCTCCGACTCGACCTTCTTCTTCCCAGTCAGATCACGATATTCGTTCGCTGAAATCAAACCCTGCTGCCACTCTTCCATCATGTAACGATGGCGCTCCTGCTTGTACAGGATCAAGATCGGAACAGAGCTGGTATCGAAATCGACGTACAACTTTTCGTCGAGGTCATCGAGCCCGCGAGCCAGAGGTTCCAGATGGGGGAGCATGGTCTCCATCCAAAACACCCGTAGCTCCTCGGCAGCGTTAGCGAACGTACGGCCAGAAGCATTGCCGATTACCGACTCAGGGACGCCGAAAGCGGCAAGGATCTCTTCCTTCGTCAACTGCCGCATCTGTATGTAGGCAGCATCACGAGGGCTGGACGCCGTATCAACAAAGTCGGCACCGTCGTCCGAGGAAATAACACCGATCGATCCCGCCCTGTTCAGGTTCCCCCTGAACCGGCTGCGGAGCTCGTCCTTGTCCTCCTCGTCGATTTCGCCACGCACAACCAGCAAGCCGCCGGGTCGCCCGTCATTCAGCAAAAAGTTTCGGTTATAGGTACGCGCCAAGTTTTCAATTTCGATCGCGATGCCAGCAGACTCCATAGGTGTCAGCGACAGATACGGGTCGAGAGGATGAGGTCGACGAAGCCAGATCACCCTGTCAGGCGGCAGAGTAATTTTTTGACCGTAAGGAAGATCGACTTGGAAGCCAGAAACAAATTTGCGTTGATCCGGAATCGGCGAAGTGTGTTGCGGAGGCAGCAGGTTGAGAGCGATAAGACGCCCGTCACGTCCGAAAACTTTCTCGATGAAAACCCCGCGAGTCGACATGAGCATCTGGCTTGACAAGCGATATCTAAAAATAAACGAGTTTTCACTCGGATTGGTTTTCGAATTCAGAATATCTAACAGGGGATGTTTTCTTTCAATAATTTCCCCAGTTGGACTATTGTCCTTTCGCAAAATCATCGGCAAGCGGGCTTGGTTGCCAGCAATCGCATCGATGCACCGGTGAACCCAAACAACCTTTTGTACGCCCTCACGGTAAGCGCGCTCAATATCCCACGCATCACGATACGGCTTCCCCTGCAGAGCACTGTTGTAAGAAACAGGAGCACCCGGCCCAATGCTGGCCGCTTTAACCCCCTCAGAGGCTACAGACTTGGTGTCCCTTGAGTTCCATGCCATTGTTATTCAGACCCCAACAGGTAGCCGAAGATGCCGCAGGCGACGCCAGCGGTTATAAATCCCGCGGCAGGCAACAGCAGAGCTGCACCCACAGACGTAAATAGTATAAATGAAACCATCAGCAAATTAGCGGTCAATGCTCGCCAATCTTTATCTTTAAGGGGCATGCGGGTGTCTCGCCTCCACGTAGAATCGTCTTCTTTATACTAACGTACGAGCAACAGCACGGAGACAGCATGTCTGACTGGCAAAAAGTA